GAGCGAAGGGCAGATCGACTCAATCCAGGTGCGTGACGTATTCCAGCGCAGCTGCAGGGTGGGCAGCTTCACTCAGACCTACAACCGCCGGGCTGGCACGTTCACCGCTGGCAACTTCATCGACAACTCACCCAACCTTGAGGCGCCGTATTACTGCGGGACCGGCGGCAGCTACGCCGGGATGAGCACGATGGCGTTCAATGTCACCATCCCCGCTGGGTTTGATCAGTGGAACCGGCAGGTGCATTGCTTCGTGCGTGGTGGGATGCACGTCACCCGGCTGCTGGATAGCGCCCTGGGGCCGAGCAACAACGTGGCTGACCTGCTGCGCTACCTGCTGGCCAACAGCTCCAGGGTTGCCGCCGATCAGATCGACACCACCTCGCTGCTCGCGGCGGCCCGCTTCACTGATACCAACGGGCTGTGGTTTAACGGCGTGCTGGCGGAATCCACCAATGTCCGCGACTGGATGAACAATGTGCTGCCGTACTTCCTGCTGCGGTCTAGCAGGGCTGGCGGCAAGGAAGCGCTGCGGCCTCTGTTGCCCACCATTACGGCCACTGGTGCGATCAACACCGGAGCTGTGAGCTGGAGCTTCACCTTCACCGAAGAGCACATTGTCCCCGGCAGCTTTCAGATCACTTACACACCATTGGCTGACCGCAAACCGTTCTGCGCCTTGGTGCTCTGGCGCCAGCAGCCCACTGATGACATCGGCCTGATTCGCTCCACTGAGGTGCGTTACGCCGGCACTGCCGAGGACGGCCCATTTGAGCAGCATGATCTCTCAGCGTTCTGCGCTTCGGAGAATCACGCGGTCAAGGTCGGAGCCTACATCCTGGCTCGACGCAAGCACATCACCCACACGTTGGCCATCACGGTGCGGCCTGATGCCTTCAACGAAACGCTCAGCCCCGGCGATCTGGTGCGTGTCCGACTGGAGCGCATCCCGTCTACTGGTGCCAGCAGCTTGCACAACGAGCTGTATGAGGTGGATCGGATTGGCAAGAGCCTCAGCGGCGAGGTTCAGCTGGAGCTGACCCAATTCCCAGTGGATAGCCAGCTGCGCAGTGTGGTGGCCTTGGAGGTAGATGCAGCTGTCGGCAACGGCGTATTGCTGCCAACTGGAAAGACCGGCGTAAGCTGCGACGTGAACTCATCAGGTGATACGAGCATTCCCACTGAAACTTGGTCAAGTTTTGGAGGGTTTGCGGGCGCTTATGACTCTGATGTAGAAGAGTCTGAAAGCAGCGATATTGATGATTTAGCGGTGAACAATCCCAGCGACGGAGCGCTGCCTAGCGGTGAATTGAGCTATCCAGACCCGCTAAGGGTTGGGGATGAAGTCACTGCACCGATTATTTGCGATGGCGGACGCATTAAGTGGTATCGCCTTGATCCAAGCGTGGATGGCGGCAAGGTTTATTTAACGCAGGGGCCGTCATACACCATGATTATCAATGACAAGGATTACAGCGTGTACTCCGAGGTGGAGTGCCCTGATCCATCGTCGCCCACGGGCTACAGCGAGCCAATAACTCTAGGCTCCACGCCTATAGTGCAAACTAATTTGCCTGAAGGATTCACCAACATCACTGGGACAATCTCAACCGATGGCAATACCGTCATGTCCTATACATTGACGTATAAATACTGGGACAAGATTGCAGCAGTGTGTACAACCATTGCTGGCGGGAACCCGCTTGTGGATCCGCGTGTCAAGAGCCAAACCACAGGCCCATCAAATATCAAATCGCTTGCGCTTGTGTGGACTGGATCAGGACAATGCACGGCTCATACAAGACTTGAGTTCCGCCGTATTTCACGCGAAGGAGTGTCAACCTTGCAGTTCAGCACCTATTCACCCGTTGGCGGCATTGAACTAGTGTCGCTTGATGTTGAATTTACTGCTGTGTCAGGGACCGCAGCGCCATGGGATCAAGTCTGGATAACATAAACCATGGCAACATTCCCTGCCCTAAAACCATCCAGCCGCACCTTCGCCCCTGGTGTGCGCCCGCACTCGCAGATTCGCACCATGGATGGCGGCCAAAGCCGTGTGCGCCAGAGCAATGTCTTGGTCGATCAACGCCTACGCCTGAGCTTCACGGCGCTCACCGAGACGCAGATGCTCAGCATCCGCACCCATTACATCGGCCAGCAAGGGCGGTTTCTCAGCTTCGACATCCCCAACGATCTGCTCAGCGGCACCACCAGCCCAGCCGGCTTCACGCCGACTGGCTACAGCTGGGTCTATGCCTCAACCCCATCCATCCAGGACGTTGGCTGCCAGCGCTACACCGTTTCCCTGGAGCTGGTGACCGTACCGCCCGAGGGCGCCAACATCAGCGGCTTCAACCTTGCGGTGCAGTGCAGCATCGCCGCTGGTGCGGCCACCGGCACCGCCAACGCCACTGGATTGAATCTGACCGTCACCGCCAGCCTGGTGGAAGGCGCAGCCACCGGAACCTAAACTGTAACCACAGCAAGCAACACCAATGGCTTCCCTGATTTACAACTCTGCCATTGATGAGATGGCGCGTGCTGATATTGATTTTGAGGTTGATACCTTCAAGGCAATGCTGGTGACTTCCAGCTACACACCCAATAAAGACACGCACGATTTCCTCGACGACGTAACCAACGAGGCATCCGGCACCGGCTACACCGCAGGCGGCGCTACCTCAACCGTCACCGTCACCAAGGACACCGCCAATGACAGGGTGACCATCCAGTTTGGCGCTGTCTCCTGGGCCAGCAGCACGATCACCGCTCGCGGCTGCGTCTACTACAAGTCCCGTGGTGGCGCCTCCAGCGCGGATGAGATCGTGGCCTACAACGATTTCGGATCTGACGTAAGCAGCTCCGGCGGCACCTTCTCGGTGGCTGCCAGCACCATCACGCTGCAGAACTGATGGCGATCTTCCCTGCTCTGGAGCCAGTCACCAGGGAATACACCTTCGGCAGCTTTGCGCTGACTGAAGAACCATCACCCAGCGCTGGCATCATCCGCTTCAGGCACTCCACCATCCCAGCGGCGTATGAGCTGACGCTGGGCTACGAGCACCTGAGCGATGCAGAAGCAGATCTGATCCGCACTCATTACGGCGTGCTGGCTGGTGGCTTCATCTCATTCGCTTTGCCGGCCATCACCTGGAAGGGCCATACCTTCAGCGGCAACGTGGCGCCGGTTGGAATGCAGTGGCGTTACGCCGCACCACCAGAAGAAACCCAACGCAGCGCTGGCTACGTCAACCTGAGCGTCAGCTTGGAATCAGATGGGCAGATTGATATGAACCCGCCAGCTGTATCGGCCAGCATTGTCAGCGGCAAAGCAGGTGGTGGCGCTGCTGGAGCAGCACTGACCGTGACAGCAAGCCTCACTGCAGGCACTGCAACAGGGGCCTGATCCATAGCCTGCAGGCAGAGCATTGCTTGGCTTGTGATTGAGGTTCTAGCGGCAGCCACTGGAGCGTCGATCACTGTGGCCGCAATGGGACTGACTGGTGCCAGCCGTCGCAACAACGAAGGCCGTGAGGCTGTGATCCGCCTCACTGAAGCAGTGAACACCGTGGCATCACGCCTTGATGAACTGCACGTTGATCTCAAGGCCGACCGCCGCGAAACCTTCACCCGCCTCAATGATGTTGAGCAGCGGGTGGCGAAGCTCGAGGCGAGGCTGTAATGGATGAGCGGCGCTTCATCATCCGCTCTGTGGTGGCCTTCTACGCCAGCGGCATCGGCTTGTTTGCGGGTGACTTGGTGAACTGCGAGATGAAGCGGCCAGGAGAGTGTGACAACAGCCGTGGCCGCCTTGAAGGATCGGTCACTGCTGCACCAGCAGCTTTGCTGGCCATCCTCGTCAAATCATCCCCAACACCATGAGCGCATTACTGATTCGAGTGGCCAAGCTGCTGCTCCGGCTGGCAATGGAGGAATCCATGCGACGTGTCCTGCCCAAGATCTACGACCGCTTGGATCATGACCTGCCGCAAGTGCTCAACATGAAGCCTAAGCCTGTGGTGGTGGAGTCGGTGGTGGCTCAAGCGATCAGCGCTGCAACCGATAAGAGGGCAACCATGGATCAGATTGAAGCGGTGATCGGTCTCTATGACCCAATCAAGGCAGCCCTGCGCAACGTCAAGCGATGAGCAACCGCATTCGGCTGTACGACCTGTTCCGGTACTACAAAAAGGATCTGCCGCACCAATCGGCAGCCATCTCTGAATTGGAGGAGGCGCTGTTAAAGGCTGACCCTTCAATCTTGAATAGGGACCAGCCGTGGTTTAAGACCTGGAGCCAAGCGGGCAAACAGCGTGATCCGGTGCCGGCCTGGTTTGAGCCGGCCCGCAAGATCGTGGCGGAGTTTGAGGGGTTGCGTCGCAATGCCTACCTATGCCCTGCAGGTGTTCCCACCATCGGCTACGGCCACACCGGGCCGACCGTGCAGCTTGGTCAAACGATCACCGAGCAGCAAGCCGATGATCTGCTGCGCCAAGACCTCCAGCGCTTTGCTGATGGCCTCCATCGCTTGGTCCCATCTAGCACCCAATGGGGCGCCAATCAGCAGGCAGCCTGTATCAGCTGGGCATTCAATGTCGGCCTAGGCGCTGTTGAGGATTCGACGCT